GATTGTTAGAGTTACGGTCAATTCGAATCATGAAAATACTTAGCCAACAAAAAAGGGCCTTGCGGCCCTTTTTGTTCCTTCCCATCCCTGGGTTGGCATCTCTGATTAGGAGAATGAAAGGTTAGACACAGCAATCTCACCAACATAGTCACCAGCATTGCCGAAGCTAGATGCAGTGTTTGTCAGTTCGATGTAACCATAACGTGTCATGAATGACACGACTGGTTCAAATGTGCTTGGATCCAGCACCACGCCTGAAGACATCAATGGGATGTATGGGCAATAGAATGCTGGTGCGTCTGCTTCTGAAGAACCTTTGTAACCAACCAGTACTGATTGTGTGTCGCTGGCATAGCTGTCAACGAAAACACGCATAGAACCGTTCAATGTACCAACAAACTTGGTGTTGGTAGGTGCTTCAAATGTACCTTCTGTAGTGCGAGCAAACGCACTGGTTGTTGCACTTTGCAACACTGTCAGTGCAGCAGAGCTAACCACAGCGTAGTTACCAGCGCCACGACGTGTGCGTTGAGCAATCAAGTTGGCCACACGGTTAACCAACACAGCCAATGCAGCGTGTTCGTCACCAACGAATGTTGCTGTACCACTAACAGTAGCTTGGTTGTATGTGAACTCAGTAGCTGCCAGTGAGCGCAAGCTCAAGAGAATCTCTTGATCGATCTCAGCTGTAATCTCTTGAGCCAATGCTGCCATGATTTCTGCTTCAACGTCAATACCATGCATGGCTTGTGCGTCTTGTGCAGATTCAAATGTCCAGCGAGCCTGCAACTTACGTGTGCGAGCTTCAACAGCTTGTTTCAGGATCTGAACGCTAATTTGCTTACCGCCAGTGCCTTCCATGGTAGCTGTGTTGTTACCAGTGTAACCGGTAGCAGTGGTTGTGTTTTGTGGCACAGTAGAATATGCTTGAGCAATTTTGAATGGGCTCAATGCTTCTTCACCAGCTGACACGCTAGTAGCGGCTGCTGAATTGTCTGTCAGATTCTGGGCATAACGCACACGCAGGGTGTGAATTTGACCAACAGGACCTGTCATGGGCTGAACGCCTACCAACTCGTTAGCGATAACGGTAGGCATGACACGACGGATCACTGGCAGAATCACACGGTTAAGTGTGGCAATGTTGCCAGCAGCAGTTGAACCTGCTGATGCATTTTCTTTCAAATAGCGACGAGTATTTTCTAAGATAACTCCCATGCTATTGCGTCGAGTTCCATTAAGACCTTCTAACAGTGCCTCTTTGGTTTCACCCCAACGACTTTCTAATAGTTCTTGTGACATTTAAGTCTCCTTGTTAAGATTAAAGACCTGCCAGGCGCTTGAGGTCGATGACATTGCTGCGATCTTCCGACACACTGGAAACAGTAGTTTTATCACCAGTTACTGAGGTGACAGATTCTGCAATTACTTTACGGGCTTTCGCAGTTCTATCTTCCAACACTGCTGGTAGATACTTTTCAAAAGCATTTTTCAAACGGTTAGTTTGAACGCTTTCGAGTAAATTACGCATGACTTCTTGCTTTTCCCGGTTTAAGGGACGTAGCAATTCATCCATTGTGCTTTCACGCTCATTGGATTCTTTGATCATACGCAGTTCACGTTCTTTTGACTCCACCACGGCCTTTGCAGTACGGGTGATGTCAATTGCTTTACGCAATTTCTGATCTTTCTCAGCAATAACATCGTGTAGTTTACGGACTTCTGCCTTCTCATTCAAATGAGTGGCTCCGAACTCTGACGCATATGCTTCGAAGATTCTACGACCAAAATTGTTCTCACGAGCAATTTTGATATCTTCTTGTAACTGATTCAACTCAGCCTTTAGATGACGACTAACAGCTTGACTCATCTTCTCAGCAGATTCTTTTACAAATCGTGCCTTGAGTGACTCAAGTTTGCCACGTGCTTCACGTACCAGACGTACCTTTGTCTCTACGACATCGCGTTTGTCTTTAGCGAATTCTGTGATTTCACGTGCCAATGCTTGCACCACGAAGTTTTCAAGTTTTGCAACTCCTTCGCGATGCATTTTGCGGTCTTGGCGCAATTCGCCAATTTCTTCTGCAAGTTTAGAAACCATGAAGCCATTGAACTTCTGTGCGGATTCTTGCATCTTGTGTTGGAAACGAACGCGATCTTCCGTAAGTGCTTGCTTTTCAGCAGCCACTTGCGCAATTTCTGCGGCCAAACCTTCTGTTACCATCTTGTCTAGGGCTTCTACCATTACTGTCTTGTCATGCTCATAGCGTTGTGCAAACTCTTCTCTGAGTTCTCCACGTACCTGTTCACGAGCTTCGTTTAGTTTCGATTCCCAAGCTTCGTTGAGTTCTTGACTAACATCTTCGTTAATTAGGCCACTATCAAGCAAGGGTTTAATTGCATCAAACATGCCTGGTTCTCCTTAGATTTTGAGATCCCGAATGAGTCTTTTAACTTCATTCTTTAGGTATCTCTGTACTTTGTCGCCTTCGCCAGATTCCCGAGCCATCTCCATCAGCTTATGACCGTGCTTCATGTTCATGAGACCTTCATAAATTGCTGTTGGGTATGCATTGGGTGCGCTGGGTTGTGCAACCACATCTATAGTGACTATTTCAAAGTCACTTACATGTCCTGTTCTGTCGTCTACGTTGCCGCTGCCACGACTGCTGACGCCAAGTTTTACACCTGACGTGATCAGCGTTTTAATCAATTCTCCCATGGGAGTTGGCAGGATCTTCAACTTTCCACAACCAGCATGTCCGTCCATCCACATGCCTTCAACTGTGTGACACACACGATCTAAGTTGATTTTTAGATCATCTGGATGGTCCACTTCACCTAACACGGAATTACCGCTGTGGATCTGTTCGTTGATGGTTTCTACTGCCTTGATAATTTCGTGTCGGGGATAGATACGTTCATTTGCATTGCGCTTGTCGCCTTCAATGCAAATGCCTTTGAGGTAGAGATGCTTCTTACCAGACATATCAGCCTCTTCCAAGACTTGGATGTTGGCCTGGCTAAAAGTTAAATCTTCTCTTAGGTACGTAGATCGCATCTAATTAACCCTTTTTACCGCGTGGTAGTGGGCTGGTGTTGTTTTGACCTTCACTGCCGGCGCCCATTTTAGGCTTTGGTGCTGCTGAAGGCTTTTGTGTGCCTTGTGCAGGTGTGTTGCCAACTTTGCCAATCAAGTCTTTGGTGTTGTTGCTGTAGGCAGATGTGTCATGGTGTCCACCTTCGCCTGCACCAGTGTGTACTGGACGGCTGGCCATGCCTGCTTGTCCGCTGTTGGCTGCATAGGTAGACTTCTTGTTTACGCCGCCTTCTTCACTGGTCACTGGCTTTGGGGCTGCTTTTAAACTCACAGCTTCCATCATGCCTGGTTCCATTTCGTCGGTGTCGTCCATGTCAATGGCATCGCCGCCTTCGCCAGGACCAAATCCGTCACCGTCGCCCATGTCGTCACTGCCCATGAGGTCTTCAAACTCGGCCATCAACTGGTCCAGTTTGTCTTCCAAATTCATAATGTCGTCTTTGGTAGCTGGTTCACTGTCCATGCCCATGTCTTTTGAGTCCATGTCCATGTCTTTCATGTCCATGTCATCTTCCATATATCCGTGCATGCTTTCCATGTTATTGTCTTCGTCGCCTTCGGCTTCCATGTTCATGTCAGATTCCTCTTCCATTTCCACGTCGTCGATTAGGGAGTCAGCTTTGTCGCCGCCCATCATGCCCTCATCAAGGTCGTCGTCGGCTGATTCTTCCATGTCGTCAGCTTCGTCGAGATCTTCTTGGGCTTCTTCGGCCATGATATTTTCATAGATTTGACGACTTTTTTCCACCACAATGTCGTGGAAAAGTTCACGGGCTTTCGCCTCTTCGTCATTGATTACATATTCAATCAATTGTTCAAAACGGTTCATATGGGAAACTCCTATAGGTAAAGTGTATTGTTATTTACACACTAGGAGAAAAACACCAGGTTTATGCACTAAATACTAGGTATAAATGCCTAGTTTTGTTACAATACTGTTAAACTGGTGGAGCAGCAGGTGGTGCGTATTGTTTACGAACCAGTTTGAGTTTTTCCTTAAACTCGTAAGTTCTCACATCGTTCATTTTGCGCAGTTTGTTTAACTGACGCAGTGTGAGACGAGTCTTACGCAAGTCGCTGAGTTGCAACTGACTATTGTCTTGAGCAACATCCTGATAGGCATCAGGACTTTTATGAAAAAATTCGTTTAACAGCATGAGTGTATTTATACTGCACCAGGTGCAGGGGCAGCACCGCCCGGAGGAGCAGCAGGAGCAGTGCCTGGGCTCACAGGAGGTATGCCAGCGCCAGCAGGTTGCATGCCAGCAACTTCTTCGCCTGTTTGCACGTCTGCTTCCAGACCGCCTGGTGTGATACCAATGCTACGCAGGTCTTGTCCTGCATTGGTGGCCAGTTCAGGTTCGTCGCGTTCTTCACGCCACATTTCTTCGTTTTCAGAAATTTCTTCTTCTGTCAGACCCAGATAACGCTGCAACAAGAAACGCTTGCTCATGTAGGGCAAGGGTTCCAGCTGTGTGAATGCAGTGATACGTGTGGTATCCAGTTCACTTTGACGGTAGCTGGCAAAGTTTTGAGGTGCATTAAACTTCAAATTAAACAGGCTGGAGTCTATGTTGAACCCGCGCCATTTCATAAACATCTTGAATTCATCGTCTAATTTTTGCACAATCAGTGCTTGCAGTCGCTCACAGTACTGGTTGAATCGGTACTCTTGAATCAGTGCTGTGCCCACTTTGCCGTCACTCATGGCACGATCTGAGTCGTCTGGGCCTGTGGGCAAGTAACTGGATGGCACACGCAGACCACGAGCCATCTTGTTGTTGAAGTATTTCAAGTCATCAATTTCGCCTAGATTCTGCCCGCCTGGCAGTGTTTCTACTGAGCTGCCGCGCCCGTCCTGACCCTGGGGAAAGAAGTAGTCTTCGTTGGTGCTGAGTGGGTTGTATGACGCATCCATCATGTTCTGACCACCACCGGTCATGGTAGGAATTCTGCGCTGGTACATTTCGTTTTTCACACGCTCCACAAAGGCCATGGCCAGGTGTGATGGCATGTTGCCCACGTCAATCTTGAAAATTCTGCGCTCAGGAGCACGACTCACCCGATAGATCAAGATGGCATCTTCCAGCAATTCTTTTTGCTTGAACACCTTGTAGATCTGTTCTAAGATGCTGCGTCCAAATGGCCAGAACACATCCAGTCCTTCGTTCAGGCTGATGTGTACCACGTGCTTGGCATCCAGGCACACTTCGTTCATGGCAGTCATGAATCTTGAATTGCCCACACCGCCCCCGGTGCCGCCATTGGGCATGGTGTAGTTGGCGTTGCCCGATATGGTACCGGTCACGGGATTGGTCATGTAGTCTGTGGTGGTCTTGGCTGCCACAGTCATGTTTTGAAAATTGGGGTTGATGTCACGAATCACATACTGCTCAGGACGTTTGCCTTCTGATTCATTCACAATCACCCGACCTACCTTACTCATGTCCACCCAGTACATTTCAAATGTTTCTGGATCACGCACAAACACCTGATCGCCGTACTTGATGGTGTTGCGGAACAGTTTGAAAAT